TTCGCTCTAGTCAGATCGTCGTTCAGTTCAAACAGTTGAGCCTGTGCTGCTCTTTCCAGTGCTTGCTCAACAGTGAGGAACAAGCGGCGAACGTTGATTCTGTCGAATGCAGACTGATAACCAAGAGCAGTCTTATCACCGAAGAGGAATGTTCCAGCACCAGGTGTAGTGATGAAGGAGTTAATTCTCTTAGGATAGAGACGATCTCTTTGTGTCTTACTTGGGTTATATGCAAGTTTGACTGCATTATTCAGTACACCACGCTGTTGTCCAGCAGGTGAGAACCATGGGAAAGCGAGAAGTGCAGTTCTTGCCATCATTCCACCAACATCAGCGTTGGTTGGGATGTAGACGAACTTGTTATTAAATCTGTCAAATGTGTACTTGTATCCAGAATCGAACGTCGCGTAAGACGAAGATGTCAGAGGACCAAAGTAGTTAATCAGATTAGTTGTTTGTTGCTCTGAGGTCAATAAAGTTCCTCCAGCAGATGCAATCAGATTTTCTCTGTGAGCACCAACACAAGCCATGCAATCTTTTCTTGACTCTGCAATGGAGATAAGATAATTTGCTTTTGCTTGAGATTCTGACTCTAGAGCGCATCCAGGACCCATGAGGATGAAGTCTACTTCGACTTCATCTTTGTTCTGAAGGAGTCCGTAAGAGGTAATCAGTTTTCCAAGTTCTGCCTTGTAACCATCTCCACCAGTGCTCTCGTAATCATTACCACCTAAAAGGTTGTAAGTCTTATTACCGATAGCAAGGAATTGCTTATCTTGTGCCACAGTTCCTGACTGGTTACCCGCACCGTCGTCTGCGGTAAATGATGCAGTCTTGACCCCAGTGTATGCAGTAAATCCTGTTGCCCTTGGTGTAGTATTGTGGAAAACATCAGCTGCTGCCAAAGGATCTTTACCTGCATAGATGTTAGCAGAGAGATCGCGGAGATAATCTTTATAGTAGATCCTTTGAGGTGCATTGACGTTAGAAACAGCGTCACTTGCCTTAGAAAGATCAACGTGCTTCTCAAGGATATTACCCTTGATTCCCGTTACATCTCCAGTATCGTCAACAACCACGATGTGAAGTTGATCGTTCTTACCTTGTCTATCGTTAGTATAAACGCTAGTACCAGGTTTTGGAGCAAGTGTCTTCCAGTAAACTGTTGAGTTAGTGAGACCCAAGGTCTGCTGATCATACCAGTCAACAGCAGCGGTTGCGGTCGCAACACCACTAGTTGAACTAGTTGCAGTATATCTGAGTTCTGCTGTAGCAGAGAAGGATGAGAATGAATCGCCTTCTGCGTAATCAATTTCAGTTTCTACACCAGTATTTGAAACTCTAGAAAGAATCTTAACTTCAATCTTTCCACCAGTGTTTCCGTCAGGGTGTCCTGTGATGATACCCTTTAAGTATCCATCAAATATTGCAGTTGTTCCGGCACCTGGCAGAACTCCACTAATTGCTGCTGTAACTCCAACACCAATCGTAGCACCTGCTCCAGTAAGACTTGCGTTTGGAACTGTCAGGATTTGATCTGCAAGGTCATCAATGTAGCAAACCTTAAGGTTGTCTGCCCATGATCCTGGGTTCTTAGCAGCCCAATAGAAATCAGTTGCCGTGTCGTAGTTGTTGCTGTAGTCGTCGTAGTTCTTAATCTTAAGCGTAGTAGTGCTTGCAATACCTACACCAGCATTAGCATTTTTCAGATCGTCATCGTCTGCTCTGACAACCTTAAGAACACCACCATATGAGAGGTAAGATGATGCACTCATCCAATACTCATATTGTCTATCTGCGTTCTTTGGTTCGCCAAATACATTAATGAGATCCTGCTCATTAGCGATATTTGTAACTTCTTCTACAGGTCCAATTTCAAATGGTCCGCAAATGGCACCAATGTTATCAAGTACATTATCAGCTCTTCCTACTGTTAGGTCAACCTCCCTTACCAGTACTCCAGGAGATAATTGAGGAGTCGCCATGTTTTGTTCTCCGTGGTCTCAGTTTATCTGAAAATATTTATTAAAAAGTATGTTTTCACAGGGGAAACATGACGTGAACTACCAATCTGGATACTGCCAGTCAGTATGAGGATCTTTCTTTTTCTTCGTTTCAATTATTCTTTTTATTGTCAA